CTACAGTACCAGCAGCTGAACCTGAGTGAGCAATTGTAATTCCTGAACCTGTCATAACAGTTCCACCAATTTCAAAAGTAAGTCCAGCATTTACACTTGTTATCGCACCTTGTAGAGCAGTTATAATTTTTATAACTTTTCCACCATCAGGTATTGCTACAAATGTAGATGAAGCTGTACTAACATCTTCAATTTCAGCTGTTAAAAAGTAATCGTTTAATGTTCTCATTTTTTTTCCTTTGTTTTGTCGTTCCGTCTATAATCTTATTAAGACTTCAACTTGATTAAGTGAGGAGGTGTAGTTTTTTTTAAGATTACACCTCCAACACAATTATATTGCTTATGAAGTAGTTAAATCTGTAACCAATCCACTTGCAGCTTCGTTTCTTGACTCAAGAGTGTACTCAACTACCATGAATCTCTGATCTGCATCAGCAGTTTGAGCAGGATTCTGTAGAGAGAAGTCTCTTAAGAAAGATACTGAGAACATATCCATCTCTAATACTAGAGCGTCTTGTCCTATTTTAGCAGCAGTTCCATTAGCACCTCTAATGAATCTATTGGGAGCTACTTGCATAGTTCCGAAATCTGATTCATAAACATCAATAGAAGTTATTAATCTTCTATCTTCAGCTGCATCAAATCTAGTAGATCCACCAGTAAATCCTGATAGTGCTTGTTTGTTAAAAGCATTTACCATTATCATATTTGGGTTTCCACCTGAATTGAAACAATCAACTAGAACATCTTTTAAAAGAGTTTCTGTGAAAGCTCTTTGTGTTCCATCAGTTCTGATAGCACCGCCACCAGCACCTGATCCACCTGCACCAGCAGATACGTTAGTTGAAATCCATGTTTGAACTCCACCTAATTTTCTTGTTGGAGCACCAGAATTACCAGCTGCAGCAGCTACGTTAGATAAAAGAGCAGTTTCCATATCTCTTTTTAATTCTTTTGCAGATTTTGCTACTTGATAAGCTAATTCAGAATTTCTACCAGCAGCTACAGTTGCTTCGTTTGTTCCTGATAACTGAACAGACTTAGAACTGATCTGAGTGTAGTTTCCTAATTTAACTGTTGGGTCAATTGTAGGGTACGTTATTGTTGCACCTTCGGCTTGAGCATTTGCTGCTACTGCAGATAAAGCATCTGTTTGCCATTGGTGTAGTGTGTTTGTCGCTTTTGTTTTACCAACGCCTGACATAAAAGGAGTTTCTGTAGGTGATATATTGTAAATAATATCAGCTAAGTCTTCTCTTATACCAACTGTTGTATATGTTGCGTATGTTGCCATGTTATTTTCTCCGTTAGGTTATTAGTTTATAAATAACGCAATAACAAATCGGTTGCGTCTTTAGTGCTTCCTGATTTCTTAAGCGTCTTAATTTTACCCAACCTTGCTTGACTATTCTCATCTGCTTTTGTTGCCTTAACGCCTGATCTTACAACTCTTGATGGCTTCTCTCTCTTGTTAACTAAGGTTGGTTTCAACCTTTTGTTATCTTGAAATTTCATTCCATCAACGATCACATCAAACATTCTTGAATCATAAACTTCAGAAACGTCTCTATTAGAGAAACCTTTTTTAAGTAAATAATTTACCATGTTTGTTCTTAAAGAATTTCCTTTTACAGGATCAGACAAATCAGGAAACTTTACAGCTACCTTTTTTTGTTCTTCCTTTAAGACTTCCTGAAACTGAGCTTGTTGATGATTTCGTAATTTTGTCTGAGCTTGAGAAAGTGTTTCTCTCCGTCTTCTAATTTTACGATCTATCCTAGCTGCTTCAGTTGGATCTTCTTCCCAAAGTGCATCTAATTCTTTTGCATTTAGGTCGTTGTTCACTTCTGCATTCAAAGTCAACGTAAGCGAATTTAAATCTTCTAGCTTAGTTGTGTATTGTTTTGCTAGACGATCTTTTTCAGTTAAAATATCTCTTTTCTCTTGAGCTACTTCTTCTGTTTTTCGTCTGTAATCTGCATCTTTCTGATAACCTGCTTTTAATTCTTCAAGGTCAACTTCAATCACTTCACCATTAATTTTTACTTGGTGGTAATCGGTTGTTTGTTCTTCAATAGCATTTTCTTCTGATACGTCTTCTTCATCTATAGATTCTTGAACTTTATCTTCAAGATTATCTTCAGGTTTTTGTTTTACCTCTTGAGTATCTTCAGTTGCTTTCGCTTCTTCAGGTTCTTTTGGTTCAACTGGTGCTGCTTCCTTTTGAGGTTTGATAGTTGCCGTTTTAGGGTCTAGTAATCCCTCAATGGATTTTGCCGCACTTGTTACCGCTTCATTTTTAAGCAGTGGGTTTTCATTTGACATTTAGTCTCCTGTTTGAGTTTAAGCTCCTAGATATTAGGTTGGCTTATTCTAACTTGTGGTTAGAATTTTTGTTCTTTTTGAGATTGTCGGAAAACATCTAATTGCTTTTCAGCTAATTTTCCTGTCTCAAGAATACTTTGTAAATGTTGTTCAACTTTACCAACAACATTATAAGCGATCCAAAGTTTTTCCCTTGTATCACTCTCTTTAGCACCTGTTTTTTCTAAAAGTGCTTCAGAATAAATTTTTTTAAGAGTAGAAATAGACTCTTGAAAAAGTTTATCCTCTAGAATCTGTTTCGCCTGGCTTGATCTGTTGATTTCCAACGACCTCTGTGCCTGGTCTTTCGTTTCCATTTAATCCTTGTACTTGTTTACCCAGTATACTAGCAGATTTTTGTGCCTGTTCAAGCATTTTACTTCCACCAGCTAACATTACTTTATCTAAATCAGCATCTGCTTTAATTTTTGCAGTATCTAGCTGAGTATTATATTTTAAACTAATATCTTTTATCTTAGCTTCAAAATCTAACATCATTTCTTTATTTCTTTGATCTAATTCTTTGTATTGTAATTCAAGATCAGCAATTTTTCTTTTTTCTTCACTAGCAATCCTAGTAAATTCAATTTTTTCAATAGGAGTTAAAGGTGGTGGAGCAGGTGGAGCCATCATTTGTTTACCTACATCAGGATTGACAAAGTATGCGTCAACATTTTTAAGTCCTGAGTTTTCTACTATCTTAGATAATGTATTATATATATTTTTAAGATTAACCATTGGCATTTCTTTTCCACCTTGAAGTTGGAACGCCTGTAATTGTCTTTCTAAAATACCATTTAACATAACTTGTTGTTGTTCTGTAGAGCCACTACCTAAACCAACAGTTACAGTAATATTAAATTTGTCTTTCCATTCAGTTGGTTTGATTGGAATATATCTATTGTTAAGTTTAATAATTTGTTCTTTGTCTTGATACTTAACCATAAGCTCAAAAATTTTATTAAATAAATCTTTAACACCAGTTTCGGCAAATACTCTTGCTACTAATTCTGATCTCATTTGAGTTTGAGTCATTAAAGCATTTACGCCTGTAGCAGTTTTTGCGTTTAATGTATTTGGATCTAAACCTTGTGCTTGTTTTGAAACTCCACTTCTTACTTCTCTGACAGAATCTAAATAAGATAATAATGGAAATGCTTGTTGAGAAATAGGTTGAGCTTGTAATGGTTGCATAACTTGGTTAGGTGGTTGTTTAGTTCTTACAACACCTCCAGGTCTAGTCGTTAATAAGTCATCCATATTAACCATTCCATCCATTATGGCCACTCTATTATTATTTGTTAAATACATATTATCTAACAACTGTCTCATAACAGTAGATTTCATTAATTGAATATCTTCTACTAATTCTGAAATTGATCTGCCATAAAATCTATGTGGCATTGGAATAGGTGTTACTGAAACAAAAGGAACTCCATCACAGGGTTCGTTAGATAAAACTTTAAATCCATCATCACCTGCTGATATAACTTTTCTTAATTCTGCTATACCATCTTCATCATAATCATATTTAATATATGATTCATAAATTAAAACTTTTTCTGTTGAACTATCTGTTGCAACATTAGTTTGAAAATTACTAACATTTTGATTTCTTATATCTTGTTCGGTATTAAAAATATCATTTTCAGTTCTAGGTAACTCATCAACTTCTTCTTGAGGAAAACCCATTTGAACTATATCTGATCTTGTCATTAAAACTTTATGAGAAACAAAGTCTGCATCATCAATCGTCTTTGCTGTACGATTAATTAAAAATTCTTCAGGTGGTATAGACTCAATTTTTACTTTACCTGTTTTTGAAATTCTTTTAATTTTACAATTATATAAAACAGGATCAGGAAAATTAACTTGAGAAATATCTAAACCTTGTAACTCTGCTTGATCTTTTGCTAATTCAATTTGTTCTGCTGCTACTGTGTCTTCAATTTCTTCTTCTTCTACAAGTTCAATATCATCTTTAGTATCTAGTAGAGCTTCCTTTTCGGCTAGTGTTAAATTTTTATAAGTTTCATGTTCTGCTTTTTCAGAGTCATCCCAATAAACTTTTAAGAAACCATTTTTTTCAATTAGAGCATCTTTAAAAAAATTATATAATAATTTGAAACCTGGATTGTCTTTGTAGAAAACATGATTTAAATATGCTGTCGCTTGTTCGGCAATACCAACATCTTCACCAGTTACAGGTTCGCAACTTACGACCTTATCACTTGCTGTGAAAACTTTTAATAAACCTGGAAGCATAGACTCAATAGTGTCTGCTACATCTGTAGAGACTACTTGTGATCTTCCGTCAATTTCAGTTCCTAATCTATCTCCTAAATAATACTCTAAGGATTTTCTTCTTGATTCAGATAACTCTCCACCTAAAAATCCTACAGCGTTCTGTATTTGATTAGAAAGAATTGCTCTTAAAATTGGATTTGAAAATTCAATGTTTTTTTTCTTTGCCATATTATACTATGTAATTCGTATTAATCTTTATTGGTTTTTTCCAATCACTTCTTTCTATTGGCTCTACCACAGCTCCGTAACGAATACTATCACAAAAATGCGAAGCCCAATTATGAGTAGGTTTGTTTCTGAAACAGTTATTTTTACTATCCCATCTTTTACTATAGCTTTTTAACGCTTCTACAAGCGTTTTGCAATTACTTTTATGGAAATAGCATTTTGGCAATAATCTTCTTGTTTGCTCAATCCCATCTTCAATACTTAATTTTGGTGCAACCTCAAATTCTATACCTAGTTCTTTTGCAGTTTCCCATCTTGATTTGTTAGTTCCAATCTCTCTAACCCTTATATCATGGGGTGCAATATGTTTATCGTAAGTATAAGGTTTTTCATCTAAGACATTAGCATAATGCTCTAGTCCTTCACTTGAGTTTTCATAGCAATCAATAATCCTTATCTCATCTTTTCTCCTTTGAGCAAAGGTAATTACAGTTGAGTCATTCATTCCTAAATCCCACCATGTTTCCACAGGCAAATCTAGGTCAATTTCAAAATTTTTTATTCTTTCTTTCTTTTCTAATTCTTCCATAACGCCACCATAATA